TCTTCTTTTTCCCACTGCTTATCTTGCTCTTGGCGGTTGGCTTACTGGGACTACTTTCGTCACGAGTTGGTATACTCACGGGTTGGCGAGTTCCTATCTTGAGGGTGCAAACTTTCTTACTGCGGCAGTTAGTACTCCAGCAGATTCTATGGGTCATTCTCTTCTGCTTCTATGGGGTCCTGAATCTCAAGGGGATTTCGTCAGGTGGCTCCAACTTGGGGGACTCTGGAATTTTGTGGCGCTCCACGGAGCCTTTGCCCTTATAGGTTTCATGCTTCGCCAATTTGAATTGGCACGTCTCATTGGTATTCGTCCTTACAATGCGATTGCTTTTTCAGGTCCTATTGCTGTATTTGTTAGTGTTTTTCTTATCTATCCTTTGGGACAATCGTCATGGTTCTTTGCGCCGTCGTTCGGGGTCGCAGCAATCTTCCGATTCCTGCTCTTCCTCCAAGGGTTCCATAACTGGACGTTGAATCCATTTCACATGATGGGTGTTGCAGGTATCCTGGGTGGTGCTCTGCTCTCTGCTATTCATGGAGTGACAGTTGAAAATACACTGTACGAAGATGGCGAACAAGCAAATACTTTCAAAGCATTTGATAGCACTCAAGAAGAAGAGACTTATTCGATGGTTACTGCGAACCGTTTCTGGTCACAAATCTTCGGTATTGCTTTCAGCAATAAGCGTTGGCTTCATTTCTTTATGTTATTTGTACCCGTTATGGGTCTCTGGACTTCTTCTATTGGCATCATTGGTCTCGCTCTTAACCTCCGTGCATACGACTTTGTATCCCAGGAAGTTAGAGCAGCAGAAGACCCTGAGTTCGAGACGTTCTACACAAAGAACATCTTATTGAATGAAGGTCTTCGTGCATGGTTAGCACCAGTTGACCAACCTCATGAGAACTTTGTGTTCCCAGAGGAAGTTCTACCGAGAGGTAACGCTCTGTAAAATAAATAGAGGGTGTAACAACCCTCTTTTTTTATGCCTAGTTTTTATTACCCAGAGGGATACTTTGGTCCTATTTGCGATTCCGCTGTCAGTGATGAGGATATTGCTTTTAGATCTAGGCGAGCAGTTGATGAGGAAGACTTAGGTGACCAACGTGTTTTGGTGTATCCTTCCAACGGACTGGAAGATCCTTGGTGGAATGAAATCAAAGCACTTACTGGTGAAGTGTATGGATTTCTTGTTGGAATAAAATGCAAACAGAGGGCAGATGGTACGTACTTCGATTGTGTAAATTTATTTGCTGATGGAAAAGAACGTACTGTAGACGAATTTATTCAAGAAACAATTGGATTAAAAGATAACTTTTTTGTTCCGACGATTACTCCAGAGTCATGTTCTCCATTTGATAATGATATTAATATAAGACCACAACCATTCTTTGATTCTAATGGAAACAAAGTCCTAAAGTATAAACGAGAGAGGTCTTCTCCAGTTACATTTGCTGTAGATGCTGGTCCTAAGTTTGGATATTCGGCATCATCACTTTCTGTTGCTTGGAATTCTGCTGGAACTGCTTTAGTTGTCACTGGAACTGGAACGGGTAGTCAAGACTTGACCTTGGAATGGGATGACAATCCCAATACCAATGGTGTTGCTGTGACAAGTATTTCTATTACTGATGACAGTGGAGATACTATTACTTGGACTCAAAGTGGAACGAGTGGTAGTGTAACTAAAACAATTACAATCACTGCAGGGACTTATAATTTGACTTTTGTTGGATTGAATGCTGCAAATAGTCCAATACAAGTCAATTCAAATGCTTTGTGTTTAAAAGATGGTGATGGGACTGACTGTAATGCAACATTTAGTATTGATGATCTTACAAATGTTGACTTTGATTATGATGAATATCAATGGAATGCTGATGGAAGAAATTATGGTGCATGGGTAAATCCAGAAATTTGCACTTTGCCTGGAGAAACTCAGACAGTTACCTATCTTGTTGACATTGAAGAAGATGGTACATATGCTTTTTCTTTTGGGTGTGATGACAGAGGAAGTGTAATTTTAGATGATGATGATACTTTATTCAATGATGTTCCTGGAGGCATCTTTGCAACTGGTGCATATAACACACCATATACAGTTACTAGAAGTTTAACTAGAGGAAGAATAAAACTTACTGTTAGTTGTAGAAATGCTATACTTGCCAGTGGATCGTATAATTGGGACCAAAATCCTGGAGGGTGGTTCATCAAACTTTGTAAGGGTAGTGCATGTGTAAGTAATACAGAAATTGCTGACTGGTTGTATTCTGGACCTGCTGTACCTTGGTCAGATTTTATGAATACCTACGCTGTATTTCCATCAAACACAGATCCTTTAGTTGGTGTTGCTCAATCAACAACTTGGAACATTGATGTACCTGATACAGATGACTACACTTTAGAAGTTCAAGCAGATAACAATGCCACTATTACACTGGATGGAACTAGTGTTGCTACATCAACTTCATATACATCTAGTACAACTGTAACTCTTTCCAATCTTTCTGTTGGTTCACATACTATCGGTGCAACGGTAACGAATACTGCCCTGGGCGGCACTAATGTAGACTCTTGGGCAAACAATCCTGGTGGTGTTGCATGGACTATTACTAGACCTTCTTCTACTACGACTGAAAACGTTTCAACAACGACATCCGTACCTAATAATATATCTGCTGCTTTTGATAGTAATGGCAATATTAATATTACTGGTGATGGTAGTGGTAGAGTTCAATTAATTTTTGAATGGGATGACAATCCAAATACCAATAGCACAGCACTTGGTCGAATTGAAATTGCAGGAAAGACATTTACTCAGACTGCTGGGGTAGAAACTGGTAGTGATTCACATATTTTTGATGCTACTACTGGACAAAAATTCACCATTCAAATATTTGATAATTCTGGAGGATTTTCTGTTACTAGTAATGAGATTTGCTTTAGAGATCTTGATGGTAATGATTGCAATGCAAAACTTACAATTTCATCTGTAATCAACACTGGAAATACTGATAAGACTACTACTGAGTCGGTAACTACAACAGTGACTGAAGAAATCATCGCAAGTTCTTTAGACTTATCTACTACATCAGGAGTTGACAGTAATAATTTAATATGGCATACTAGAAAAGCAGTTGGATACGAATACTACACTCAGTAATGGACTTACCAAAAATCAAGAACGAAGATCTTCCTGAAGAATTGAAAAAAATTCTTGGGGATGCTGATGCTGAGTTTGATGCTATCGTAGACCCTATGGATGTAATTGATATTCAATTTGATCCTGATTCGTATTATGAGGGAAGGGCACAAACTGCACAAAAACTAGTAGAAGCTCGTAAAAAACTGGATGAACTTCAAACCAAACAGAGGTTGAAGAAATTCAAAGAATCTAACTAGTATAAATAAATTCACAATGCATTGTAACGAATTACAACAGAGGATGGTGCCTCAACTACTCGCGCCAATCTGTTGACACAGCACCCCAAGGGTGCTATAATTAATCCAACGCAGACGAGTCGAGTCTGCTTTCATCTGCGGGTAACCATTCCGCAAGTAAATTAACGAGGAAACAACAAATGATCAAATCTGTTCTCGCAGCTGCCGCTGCTGCACCTTTCATGGCGACCGCTGCTTTTGCAGGTCCCTATGTGAACGTCGAGGCTAACTCTGGTTTCACTGGCTCTAACTACAACGGCACCGCTATCGATACCCATGTTGGTTACGAAGGTGCTCTGGGCGAATCCGCTTCTTGGTATGTTCAAGGCGGCGCTACCATCGTTGCTCCTGACGGCGGTGCTTCTGACACCGTTCCTTCGGGTAAGGCAGGTCTGTCTGCTGGTCTGACCGACCAACTGTCTGCTTACGGCGAAGTCAGCTTCGTTGGTTCGGGCGTTGCTGGTGTTGACCGTAGCTACGGCACCAAAGCTGGTCTGAAGTTCACCTTCTGATCCGATAAATAACTGAGAGACCTTTCGTGCGGTCTCTCTACAAGTCGGAACACCCAATTGGGACTCTTCGGAGTCCCTTTTTTATTCAGGAGCAATTATGGAAAACATGAACATTACAATTTACACAAGGCACGGTTGTCCTTATTGCACAAAGATTACACAAGTCTTTGAGGGAAAAGCGTATCCTTATACTGAAAAGAAGTTAGTTACTGATTTCAGTCGAGATGAGTTTTACAATAAATTTGGGCAGGGTGCAACATTCCCCCAAGTTGTATATAATGGAAAGCATACTGGTGGATGCACTGAAACGGTTCGCTATCTCAGAGAGAACAATCTGATTTGACGACTAAATATTATCAGTTCAAGACATAGGAGGTTGGTTTCCAAATTCAAAAAAATCTTTAAGGGGGGAAACCATGTTAATTGCACTAGTAGTTTTAGTTACCATCGGCGCATTCATTCTCGGAATCACCGTTTCTTGGTTGGCAAAAGGTTACGTTGAAGACTTTATCGAAAACGCTGCCTATGCAAAATCAGTCACACATCCTGAAATGTTTGATGAAAATGGTGACATGTTACATGACGAACTTATCTACATCAGACCAGATACACAGTATTGGACTGAGTTTGAAGATGAGGAAGACGACGAATGATTTAAGGAGTTAATTATGCCACGCAATATGGAAAACAGTAACCCAAGGTTACTGCTCAGTGAGATTTTAAGAAAGGTCTCTAACGCAAAAACGAAGCAGGAAAAGATTGACTTGCTTCGTAAACACAACAGCACTGCTCTCAGACAGTTGTTGATTATCAACTTTGACGAGAGCATTGTTTCTATGATGCCAGAGGGTGATGTTCCTTACACTCCCAACGATGCACCTGTAGGAACTGACCATACTCGTCTTGAGTCTGAGTATCGTGGTCTGTATCGTTTCTTCAAGGGTGGTGCAGACAAACTGCCTGCACTGAAGCGTGAGTCTATGTTCGTTCAACTCTTGGAAGGACTGTCTGCAGAAGAAGCAGAACTTTTGGTTCTTGCTAAGGATGGACGTATCAATGACAAGTACAAGCGCATTACTAAAGCAGTTGTTAGTGAAGCATTTCCTAGCATCGAGTGGGGAGGTCGTTCCTGATGGGGAAGGGTATTAGAATGATCCATAAGGATTGTGACCCCTCTCTTGCTGAAGACCGTTCTTTACCGTATACTGCATACTTAGTTGAATATCTTCAAGATGGTATGACTAAGTTTGATGTCGTGTCTGCCAATAAAAGAGTAGATATCTTTGATTACTACTGGGATTTGTACAGACATGACATGATTAATATGACTCAAACAGAAGGTAGAGTTAATCCTAAATTATGGAACGATCCAAACGAGAAGAAAAAGAAAACCAAATGACGATTTATTTTGATAAACGTGCATTTGAACAGAAAGAAGAAGAACAGCAAGAGTTAGAAGAACAAAAGAAGAAAGAAGAGGCAGCATATGCACTTGGTAAGGTACTTGCATTCTTTACCAAACCTCTCATTCTTATGCTATTATGGAATTGGCTGATGCCAGGTGTCTTTGGTCTCTCAACTATTGGATACCTGAAAGCACTTGGACTTTATTTAATGTCTCGTATTATTTTTGATAAGAATGACTAAAGTATGTTTGGTCTCTGTTACTCCTGAAGCAGAGAAAACAATTGGATATATTGCTCGTGTAAGCAATCCTGCTAATCAGGAGAACCCTAAGGTTGCAGGATTGCTAAAGTATTGTATCAAGCATGGACACTGGTCTGTGTTTGAGCAAGCAACAATGACTCTAGAGATTCACACGACTCGTGCTATCGCAGCTCAAGTGCTGCGTCACCGTAGTTTCACATTCCAAGAGTTTTCCCAACGTTATGCTGATTCTTCCTTACTCGCAGAGACGATCCCCCTTCCAGAGCTCCGTCGTCAAGACACGAAGAATCGTCAGAACAGTATTGATGACCTGGACCCGTTCGTTGTTCAGAAGTATGAGATTCTGATGCAGCATCACTTTGCTGATGCTATGCGTATCTATCAGGAGATGCTTGATGCTGGAATTGCAAAGGAATGTGCAAGAAATATTTTGCCTCTCTGCGTACCGACCAAAATGTACATGACGGGCAATCTTCGCAACTGGATTCACTACATTCAACTGCGCTCCGCCAACGGCACCCAGAAGGAGCACCAGGAGATTGCACTCGCTGCTAAGCAGCACTTCATCTGTCAGTTTCCAACCATCTCAGAGGCGCTTGAGTGGTGCCCTGAGGGCGATTGCGGATGCTCTCAGCACCTGGATGAGTGCAACTGCATTCAACCATCCCTGAGGATTGACTGATGGGAATGTATGAATCGCTAAATTGTTTTGAGGAAGCACTCAAACACTTCGGCACACGAGTGGAGATGATTACTGCTATGGAAATGGCAAAAAGAATCTCCGCTGAGGATGCATATCAGATGATTAAAGATGAACTGAAGGAAGTTAAGAAGTGCCGTAAACAACTAAAGAAAGAGGAGGAATGCTAAGATGCCTACTTACCCTGTAATAAATAAGACCACTGGGGAGACACAAGAGCTCCGCATGACTGTTGCCGAATATGA